TCCTTCATCGATGGGTATCGACCGCATCGCAGGTCCAGCATGTCCACAACGCTCTTGGAATGCTCCTTAGCCTCGTTAAGCCACACCCATGTAGTCTGGATACCTCGTGCTTTCTTAACGTGATCAGGTCGATCAAAGGCTATAAAGATGACCTCGCTGCGAACAGTCGTACCATCCTCTAATTTGAACTCGATGCGGTGCGTAGGCGGTTCCTTGTTGCCCTGCTTAAACTCACCCAGGTCACCATGTACCTCGAGCCAGTCTTTAATCGTGGTGGAGAATAGTTCGCTGTAGGTATTACGTGCGGCAATGATGCGTGATAGCCGTACCCCATAGTTGGGATGCGTCTCACGAGTGACTGGTGCCTGTTCGCACATCAGCTCTAGGAACTTAAGGATAACCTGGACGGTCTTGCCGGAGCCTAGTGGCCCCATGATGAATGAGTTGCGTGATCGGCAGTCAGCAAACTCCTCGAGCACCCTGCCTTGCGGCTTCATCACGTATTCAATCGTCGCCATCGAAGCGCTTACGTTGTACAGCAATCACCAGGTCACCACCATCGGCACCTGTTAGCTCTTGCGACTTGAGATCCGGGATGTACTTAGCCATTAGCTTTAGGTGTGCATTGAGTGCAACTTCCTTGCGCCGAATCATGAGAGAGTCAAACTCTAAATCAGAATCACTGAGTTCATTAATGATTTCAATAACATGCTGTTCGTGACACTGCTGGGCTAACTGCTCCCTGAGAGCATCCTGCCTCATCTTCCTGTTACGTTGAGCTGCACTGTTATTACTCATTTCTTCTTACCAAATATCCTATCCCATCCATCCTTATACGCTTGTCTGGATTGAGCAGTTGAGTTGCGCGGCTTGCTGCCTTTCCCGCCGTTTAGTTCAGGGAAGTGTCGGTCCCTGGTTTCCTTGTCTAGCTTACCACGTTGATCTGCCATCAGAGATCCCACCTCACTATCTCGAGTATGGTGCCTTGCGCTTCATTTAGTCTTACGACCTGTAGGTTAGATAGTATGGCCACGTCTGATCTCCAAGCCTTAGCCATAGAGTCTGCTGCGCGCACTGCAATAATGTATTCATCTACGTCAATCATAAAATGTATGAGACATAGACGACTAGCGCGATTAGGAATGGAATCACGCCCCAGAAAGAATCAGCCATATCTCCCCCTATGCTGGATAATGTTTTGCCATGTACAGTGTGCGCGCATTCTCGAGCTTATCCTTCGCACATAGATCCAGGTACTGACTCTGCGTCAATCCTTTCAACCGACCAACCAGGGTACATACGACCTCCAGGTTCTCGATGTGCTGCTCTTTGTTACGTGCACAAAACATGGCGCGTTTTACCGTCTCACACATTGGGTTAATCCCAGTAGCTATGACGTGTCCTAGTATAACACGATCAGTGATTTATAAACTATTTTAAATAAACATCACGAAAAGTGTTGAACTATAGATTTAGGTATGTAAGTATTAGTCATCGGCTGGGGACACAGCCACTAACCAAGGGAGAAACACCATGAACTTAGCAAAACGAATTGAGCTTTACGCTGACTACTTCGCCAAAGCAAAGCTTGAGCTTGCAGCGATGAAGCGGTTTGAGTACGAGATGGAAGAGGCTGGTCGCAACGTGGCCGAAGAGAGCTTCGAGTACAACGGTTATGTCCACCGCTACAACACTTACGTTGACGGTGTGATGCGTCACTGGATTGCGCTCAACGAACTGGGCATTGATGTGACGGAAGGTCGGCCTCCGCTCAAACGGGCTGCGCTTATTGATGCTGCCGTTTACGTTGACCTTGACACTCGCGTTGAATACGCCGTCGCCTAAACCTACTGATGAGCTGGTGAGATTCCAGCGAAACGCCGAAAGGCGTCTAGGTAACTAACCAAGGGAGAAGTACAATGTGTGTATATGAATACGAAGATCTAGGTGAGCAGATCGTAACTTACAACGTCATCCTCGATGGCATCGATAGCGCGCTTGCTCAACTCAAAAAGGCTGACAACCTGCATGGCATGACTGACATCCAAGGTCAATCTGTCATTCAGCTAAGAGAAATCTATGACACCATGATTGGTGACCTTAACAACCTGGAAGATAAGGCTTACCGATGAGACCAAAAACAATAGGCAAGGTAGTTCAATTCATGATCGGAGGCGATGTGGCTGATGAGTCTGTCGTCTTCGGTTCCCGCATAGAACAGGATGACAACGTCGCTCGTGTCGAAGTCCTGGTTAAATCAGAAGGTCAGAACTGGTGGATTCCAATGAACACCATCCAGCCTGAAACGTGTGACACAGCGAGCTGCATAAGGTGGAAGGCATGACAACAATTGTTTTCAATAGCCTGGAGAGTGCTTTGCGCTGGTGTAAAAGTCATGATGTCAGCACCAAGTACATCGAGAATCTGCAGGGCACCTGGCTGATGAAGTATCCTGGCATTCATGATCCCTACGAGGGAGACCAATGACAGCTGCAACCAATCCTGATTACCACATGACATACTCCGAGATCGCTGAGGTGCTCGGAGTTTCTCGTCAGCGTGTGCGGCAGATTGAACAAAACGCCATGCGCAAACTACTCGAGCGTGATGATTACGCAGCCTGGGCTGACTTTAGTTCCAGCTCTGAATCTCGTGATCGGGATCAGCTTCTTTTGCCCTGACCTCACCTCGGTAATGATCCGAGACCTCCTTTCTCAATGCTGCGTTTGTTTTGTATATCTCATTCGATACCAGGCGCAGCTTATCCATCGCTTCATCTCCGTACATATGACGAAGGAAATCGTGAAAGGCGATTGGCGACTCGGTCATTTTTCTGTGACATGCGTGGCACATGGCGATTGCGTTTGACATTGCCCAGCGCAACCGCTTATTTCTGCGGCCAAAAATATGACAGCACTCCAAATTTTCTACCTTGTGACAGTGCAGGCATTCCCCGTCCCGTAACCTTACGGCCTTTGAAAACCAATCGTCACAGGCTTCTCGTTTAATCGTTCCCATTATCTGCCTTTGTGTATTGACGTTCTCGGAGTATAGCCTTCTCGCTGTTCCCGCAGTCACATGACCAGCCTTCCAGCTTGTGAGGGTATTCCCTCTTAAACTGGGGGACCATGATCTTGAAGCACTCAGTGCACTTCATCTGGGGTAAATACGATCTCATACTCCGGCGCTCCATCGTCTATCAATGCTGATACCCATATCTCTGCGAAGTCATCCAAACTTAAATCGACTGTGATTCCGTTAGCCGCCCAACCAAGAATGTATACATCGCACTCTTTTGGATTCTTGCCACTGGTTGCGCCGCCAATGTCCTGTGTCTTGATAAGTGCCTGACCTCCGCCTGGTAACGGACAGCTGATTATCGGGATCATGCGTTTACCTCATCGATGCCGACCTTGAATCGACTGTGTTCGCCGTAGTTCTTATCGAGTACAACGCAGGACATGGACCTTGCAGAGCCGAAGCCCGCACCTGAGTGGTAGCTGTCAGGTGGACAGAGTACCCCCAAGCTCTCCAGATGCAACCCGCCCAGCTCTGTCACAGTCTTATGATGGATATGACCGTGGAATAAATACCGGTATTTGGTTCTGCCCCAAGCTTCAGCGTAGTCCCTGGTCACAGCTTCGTACAATCGCTGCGCGTTTATCCTGTCACCGTGATGCATGACTACCAGGTTCTTGCCCCACTCAAAGTCGATCCACTTGCTAAAGTTATCAAAGACAACTACGCGTGGTTCATCCGAGAAGTACAGGCGCATCATCTCATTCAACCAAAGGCTTGCATCGGGATCGTGGTTCCCTCTTACGTTGATCAGCCAGACTTCCTGGTGCGTCTCTAACATTCGAGTGATCAGTATGCGGAATAGGTTACCCAATACGCGGATTGTGCGCCCGAGCCTACCGTCAACATCGACAGGTGTCCCGTGGCCGGTTTTGTTATCCGATGAATTGGCATGCAAAAAGTCACCGAGATTAACCAGGGCACCTACCCTTGACTCGCTTGATGCAGACACCAGCTTATCCACAGCTTTAATGAGTACATCCTGGGCGATGTTTACGTCCCAGTCATCGCCACCTGTCTCCGGACTCCAGCATAGGGCGTTCAGGTGATGATCCCCTATGAGGTACAGGGATAGCCTGTCTTCGTTTAGCGCTTCTTGTGGGGCTTGTATGGGGCTGTAAAGGCCATCTAGCTCATCTAGGAATCCAGCCTTGAAAGCCTCGAGTGCAGCTTTGAACTGCGCCTCTTTGTCAGCTGCTGACTTCACCCATTGGCCAACAGGTTTCCCGTCCTCAGAATAATAGGTCGACACACCTTTCACCGTGAAGCCTGGGGGCACCGTGTGTGTCATGTCATGTTGGGGTGAGTAGCCTTGCGTAGCGGCCTTTGCTTTGACTGAGCGAATAGTGTCGCGCGCATTCCATCGAGTAGCTAAGCCAAGCTCATTAGCAATCTTGGTATATCCAAAACCTTGCTGGTGCAGCTCTATAATTTTGCGTTGGCGTTCGGTAGTACAGTAATCAAGTAGGCTCATAGTTCCCCCCAGAACTATCGGCCAAACCTCACATCGATATCGTGAGCTTCGACCAGGTGACGCGCCATGACCTGGTATATCTGATCCACTTCATACTTACCGACTGAAGGTAAATCTGCCTTTTGTAGCATGGCGGTTTGGATTGGCTTCCACATTATGTGATATAGCATCTTACCTGTTGGTGGTATCGATAGTTTAGCACCGCTTAACACATGCTGCATGTCGATACCCGTAGCGTTCATATCCCTGGCTACATGATCGCAGTAGGCATGCACCGCTTTGATCTGTTGGCCGGTCAACGTAGGCTCATGGATCTCGTAGGTCTTGCCGTCCTCGCAATGCTCCATGATGAACTTGCACAGCTCTTCAGCTTGGAATTTTGTTTTGACTGTCCACCGATGACTCATT